TCACCGTCATGGATCCGCTGATGGTCTTTGAAATCTCATCGGGAAGCACGGTAGCGCTTATCGTTATGGTCGCGTCATCAGCCATTCGTGCCTCCTAGTTGGTGGAACCTGGATCCACCAGGGTCCATGTTGATGTTTCACTGTCGTCCGTCTCATTCCAGATGATGAGGTCGGGGTCGCCGGTGCTCAGCTCTATCAGGTTCTGGAACGCCTCACCGAACGCCGTTTCATCTCCAATGCCCCATGTTGCCACTAAATCCGTTCCAGTTACATCTACCGGCGCTGAACCAGTAACTGTCCCTGAAAATGTACTCGCATTTCCTGTTGTGTAACCAGTAACTGCCGTCGGTGTTGATTGCGTAAATGTAAGATTAAATACTGCATCTAATCTTGCGTCCTGGAACGCCTGCTCGGCGAATGTCGTGTGTCCTAAAAGCATCTTCGTTCATCCATTGTAATCAGGACTCCATTCATCAACTAGATAAACACCAAACCACGAAGGCTCCTCCCTCGTTACTTGTCTTATCTCAGACTTGTGAAATTTCTGCAGTTCGCTTCTTTTCACTTGTTCACCTTCTGGTATGTGTTTTTGATTTTCCTCGCAATACACTATGCAAGGAATTGATTTAACATTAAGCTCTTTAGCAGCTTGAAGGCAGTTATTACCCCTGTTCACCCTGTAAGTTCCGTCATCTCTTTCATTGCCACAAGACAGAGGATTTAAAAATCCAATTTCCTTTATGGAATTTTTTATCCTTTCCAGTCTTTTTCTGACTGGTGGGTGTGCATAGTGTTCATCACTTCTGATTGTACCAGCATAAAGTTTATCCTCGGATAAATGACAATGAATGAGCATTTAAGGCTTCGGATATTTTAATTTCACAGCAGCACGTTTCTCATCTACTGCCACTTTATCATCGCTGTCATACAAAGCGACAACTAATTCCTGTACGGAAGGGTATTCCCTTTGTCTTTTTCTTGCGTAATCCTGTGCTTCATACTCCGCTTTAAGTTCATCAAATTTTTCCTGAATGTCCGCTTTGGATATTTCAGGAAATCCTTCAAGCCAAGTTATTTCAGCCGTATCCACGTTTCCAGTTTCGGTAATTGTAAATTTAGCGTCTGAATTAATAGCTTTAATTGCGTGAGGTATTCTTACTTCGTCTTCAAATGCCATTTTATGCTCCTATCTCTATAGCCCATATCATTTGATGATATCCTAGCCAAACTGTTGCTGAACCATTATCGTTACAAAGACTTAACGAGTAAGTTATTTCTGAAGTGGTACTTGGGGAGTCCAGCCAACTTATTAATTGAGTTTGATAAAGTGCTGCTCCAGATTGCCAACCCACACCATATGCATATCCTGAAACGTTATCAGTTGTTGCTCCACCGTCTATTTCTCTATAAAAATCCCTAAACAAATAATCTGTGGAATTATAACCCGTTGCATTTCCAAATAATAGAATTTTACTTGAAGTTGATGCAGGAGTTATGACCGCAGTTGGATTAGGAACTTGTATAAAGGTTGGGTCTCCTGAAGTTGTTGAAGTCCACGCACCTGTGTAAGTATTTGGCCCTACAGTTTGTAAAACCTTTCCACCACCAGCAGCAGCAGCCCAATCAAAATCCGTTCCATCGTGGGTCAAGACTTCATCAGCAGCACCAACAGCCAAAGCTGCTGGGTCGCCACTTGTGTCACCATAAATCAACTTGCCTCTTGCAAGTCCTGCCATCTTGGCTAAAGTTACTGCATTATCATCAATCGCACCAGCTTTAACTAAACCAGAACCACGACCAAGATTTCCTCCTACAATTCCACTCATAAATATTCTCCTATAATGTTTGTAATAAATAACTAACACACACATCAATATTTGATGAACTGCCTGTAATTATTGATAAATGGTCTGTTGCTTCCATAACTATTCTGTCATTATGAACAAAAGTTTCGTTAGCACCAAGAGCTTGGGTATGATAAATATATGTATCACTGCCGCCACCTCCATCATCAATAAGCAAATTAAATGTTTCAGCCGCACCAGCAGTTTCACAAATCGAAACCGACAGAACTGTTGCAGTTGTCCCTGCTCCAACAGTTAGTAATGCTTGAACAGAAGCTGCATCGCCTCTGAATGTTGCTAATTTTAATACTTCACTTGCCATATTTCCTCCTTAAAATCCTAATACCATTGCTTTGCCTGTACTTGAAAATGTATGATTCATACTTGAATCCAAATTTACAGTATTTCCAGAAATAGTCAAATCAGAACCATCTCCTTCAATCTTCTCTCCGTCATCACCGAACGTCAAGCCAATGTCTGCTGGAATATTAACATCTCCACTAGCTCCAACTGTGATTGATAAATCCGTTCCGTCTGATTCAATTTTTTCAGTAGCGGCGAAAGTTAATCCGACACCAGACGGTATGTTAACATCATCAGTCGCTGTTAAGTGAATGTCACTTCCAGAATTGATTGTTAAATCCGTTCCGTCAGAAGAGAGGCTTTCACCACCTCCTGCATCGTATAAATACAGGTTGGCCGCACCTGCTAATACCAAGTCATCCGTATTTTCATCCCAGAGCATGTAAGCCCCGGCAGTAGCTCCGAAGAATTGAACATCGTGTCCCGTGCCGTCAACGCCAACTGTTATTGTACCTATGCAAGTTAATGCAGAGCCAGTAAAGGTTAAGTTCGCTTCTGCATCAAGTTCTGTAGTTGTAGAGCCAACAGTGACTAATTCACTTTGTGTAGCATTGTTTAATGCTGTTACAGCACCGGCAGCCGTATCTTCCCAAGCACAGGCAGCACCTGCACCACCAGAAGTCAATACCTGACCATCCGTACCGTAGTTGGCACCTGCAATGCCTATTTCATTATCTGCTGTAAATCTAAATTTCTCTGCGGCAGCTTCTGACTTGCCCAGTGCGAATACTAAATCAGTATTATTAACACCGGCAGCAAAAGTATCATCCGCTTCCGCCCATATCGCAGCACCAACCAAGACAGCATCACTGCCATCAGATTCTAAAGGAGCTTGAAATTCTATTTTTCCTAATACATCTGAATCAACGACAGTCAGTTCACCCGTAGTAAGTTTTAAATGCCCCGGCCCTGCCGCAGTTGCTCCTCGTAAATCAAGTAAATTTGCTGATTCATCCCACAACGCATATGCACCGGCAGAAGCACCGAACATTTTAACATCATATCCAGTGTCATCCACACCAACATTTATAACATCAGTGAATTTAAACAGATCCTCATCCTCCATCCACGTGATAACGCCGTCGGAATCCGCACCATCAAACGTTAATGTATAATCAACACCTGCAGCTCCTGATCCAATTGTTAAATTATTATTTGTATCTAAACTAGCAACTTTACTAGCAGGTAAAGTACAAAAAACATCTTTTGTACCAGCACTAAAATCAACAGCAGAATCACTGTTCGAGCTTGCAATTACAGTTGTTCTTGCGAGTGTGTCCGTAGACGAATCAGTTATAGTTCCAAGACCAGTTTCCCATTCCGCTTCATCACGGTTAACGATGGCATAATACGTTGTATTGCCATCACCAATGCCCGCAACGAATGTCTGGAATCCTGAAACGGCTCCGCTCAGATCAAGTGTACCTGTGCTTGTTGTCGTTGATGTTTCTTTTACTCTATCGTCTAATACGAGAGCCATGTATTATCTCCTATGCCAGTCGTAGAATAGCGTTACTCGCATCTGCTGCTGGGAATTGAATTGTAAACGTTCCGCTTGTTGACGTTTTATCGCCACCAAAGTCCAACACGCAAACCGCCTTGTTGGAATTAGTACTATTATAAATTAGTGCGCCTCTTGCCGTAATTGTCGCTGACGTGAATGATATGTCAGCAAAATCAGTAAGAGCAGTCGTTCCACTTGTTGTCGGTGTCACATTTGTCAGTGATCCACCTCCGGCCGAATAAGTTCCTGAATCAGAAACCTCGTTTGTGGCGGAATAAGCGGTCGTTGAAGCGCTCAAAGTGGCTGAACTTGAATACAATGCAATTTTAAAAGTGTCTGCTCCATTAGTAAAATTATGTCCTTCGACAAGAATTTCTTGTTTGAAACTAGTACAGACAGCTTGAGTTATAGCCATGTTTTATCCTCCTTATGGATTATGTGATTGCAGAGGCGTTCGTAGCGCTCCATGCATATATTCATCTCTTCGATGCCTTCCTTGTTGCTCTATCATCAACTCTTGAATGGCACGTTGATATGATTGTTCATATAATTGCAGCATTTCCGCTGGTCCCTTCAAGAATTTGAAGGCTTCTGCAAGACATCCATAAAGTAATGCCACAGGGGCATTATTTCCCAACCATGACGTTGCGTTGGAACTGGACAGTCTTGTTGGTAGTCTGATAATTCCTAATTCGATGTTATACGCTGCATCGGGCGTCGGCGCAAGATAAATCGTGTTTTCATCCCACCAGGCCCAATACTTCGGCGTTCCCGTCGACGTCCTGACCGGCCAGTATTCATTCATGAAACTGACGTCGCGCTGCTCCAGAAACGTCCTCGTCGCCGTTCCGGAAGCGGGCCAGATGTGCACCGTCCTGATCGTAGCCAAACTTGTCGGAGTCGGAGCAGATCCACCCGGCAGGGATAAAAAAGGATTATCAGCCGTCAAGGTTGAATATTGATGTGACTTGAAAGCGTCCAAGTCAACGTCCCTCAGTATCCTGTTTTCCGTGTGCTCGATGAAATCATCCGTCCGTGTTGAAGTCAGCACGTCCGTGCTTGTTTCCGTATAATCCAGTATCTGTTGTGTCAGTTCCGCGTATGTCGTCATGATATGCTCACTGTGACGGATCCGACCATTGGAACAATGACAGGCGGCTTGTTTTTTTCCACCTGCATCGTGTCATTATGGTCAAAGAATCCCGGTCCGTTTAAAAAAACAACCATCGGCTCTTTTCGTGAAGGACGCGCGTCCTTCAAGCTTTGCGCGTCAGACGTGTGCTTGCTTCTGTCCAGTTGAGGATGCTTCGCCTCGAATTCCGATTGATGAACGAATGATCCGTTCCATTCCTTGACCATTTCCTTGTAGGGAAATTCTCTTCCGCTTCTGTCCGAAATCGCTTTCGCGTATTTGCCTGTCGCGTGCGCCATTATCTATATCCTATCGGTCGTGTCATTTGATTAAGGGATACAATGCCACCTTGAGCATATCCATATTTTTTTATCAACTTATCTATGGTCCAAGAATTACCAGGATCATTTATAATGTCTAAAACACCAGACCCACCCATATCACCAAAATCACCAGAACTAACTGCATTAGATAATGAAGTTAATATTTGATTTCCATAGTCTAAATCTTCAAAAGCTGTATCAGGCATTAAATAACTCCCCTTTCAGGTATGGCGTAGAAGCTGGAACGAGGTCGATCCTCTTCCGAAGCTCGCTGCCATTCCTCTTCATACAGTTGCTTCAGCATTGGTGTTCTGTCCGGTGATTTTTTC